TTAATCTAACTCGTTCAAGATTATACTTGGTCCAAATCAGCGACAAGAATCTTGCCGTAGAATTCAGGACGTACTACCTTCTTGGCATAACGAGTCATCACACCACGACGTGGAGTGAAGTTGACTGGATCGTATACCAATGGGGTTTGTACGAGTGGGATGTATGGAGCATACACAGCACCGGTTTCTAGGAAGTTATTTCCACGGAAACCAACCAAGATGGTGTTTTCTTGCATGTATGGGTTCTTGTAAACTTGGAAGCGACTTGCGAAGCTACCAACACGGCTTACGCCCATTGCGAACTTAGCAGAATCACCGTCAGTGTTTACAACATATCCTGGGATTGATTCCAAGATGGTTGCTACGTCTGGTCCACAAACCAAGAAGTTTGCACCACCACGTAGAGTCAATTGGTGAATCTTGTTAGAGACCTTTTGGATCTTGTTACCAAGAGTTTGGAACCAGGTTGACTTTACATATGCGGTACGATTGGCTGTGTCAGTCGTACGACCGAATGTTACAGAACCGTTGCTGTTGACGGTCTTGTTAACGAATTCGGTTCCGATAGCAACACTCCAAGCTTCAGTGGTTACGCCAGGAGCAGCATTGATCAACATGTCAAGGATTTCGAGATCGATTTCCATTGAAACGTATTCACTCAAGAGAGCAGTCAATTCTGCTTCAGCGTCAATGCTGTGGTAAGCATTCAAGTCTTGAGCAAGTTCTGGGGTCCAGACTGCCTTCAACTTACGAGTCTTAGCAACGATTGGTTCGCTCTTGAGTTCCAAGTTAACTTCTGGAATACCGATGTCGGCAGACAATCCAGATGAACCAGCACCGGCAGTGGTGAACGTATCTTCAAAGTCACCACGGGTTGAATCCGTTGGTTGCTTATCATAGAATACGGTTGATGCCATAGTTGCGGCAGAGGTCGATCCGGTGAACACGAATACAATCTTGTAGTTAGGAGTAGCATATGTTCCTGTGTTAATTACCTTGGTAAATTCGTTCAACAAGTTACCAGCAGAAACACTTGATCCAGTCAATACGAATGAACGTACTGCATTCAAATCAACACTTGCACTCAATGGGTTAGAAGTCAAATCAACAGTGAAGGTTTGACCACTGAACGTCTTTGTGCTTGAAGTGAAGTTTGAATCCCAATTTACGTCGTTTGCACTTGCGGTAGCAACTGCAGCGGCTGGGAACCACAAACTGGATGGCTTGGAGGTATATCCATAACGGCCAGCACCATACAAACCGTTTACTGCATCATCGGTTGAACCGAGCTTGCTGTTTGTATAATTACCACCGAACAATGAACCACTATAGTCATTGTTTGCAGCGGTTGGAATATTGGTTCCATACTTGAAGTCAAGATAGAAGATAAGACCGCTTGGGAGATTCATTGGTTGAACCGAGACGAATTCCTTTGCACTGATTTCAGCAAATACACGGCGAACCAATGGAAGAGCTACGCCAGCCCATTGTTCACTGTTTGCTGAAGTACCAGTTGCGGTAGCTTCATCAAGAAGTTGCTTTGCTTGGTTTTCCAAAAGAATGGACATGTTTGCCTTGTCAACGCCTTGAAGGCCTTCAAGCAAGCCAGTCTTGTCCCACTTTTGTTGCAATCCACGCGTTTCCGTCATCAAACGGGCTTGTGGATTCATGTTGTTAGTCAATAGACTTTTAATATCACTCATATAATTTCTGTTTTTAGTTGTTTTGTTTTAAATACTCACCTTGGTTAAATTACTTCTTGATTCCGGCGAGCTTTTGGAATCTTGAAGCCATCACGTTGCTGTTTTCAACAATAACTTCCTTTGCAGGAGCGGTTGAAGCAACTGGTTTACTTGCCAAACCTTCGGTGATAGTCTTTGCAGTTGTATTTGTCTTCTTGACAACTGATCCACCGGAACTATATGATTCGGACAAAATTGCATAACTCAACTTGACTTCGCGGATGGACTTAGCCAAGTCGAATGTTTCAACGACCTTGGTCTTTTGTTCCTTGGTCAAGCTGAAAGTATTGAACAACTTGTTGGTATAAAGCAACTTACTGTTCAACAAATTGATTTCGCTCAATTGATTGCGAAGATATTCTACAACCTTGTAAGCTTCTTGCAATTCAGCATAGACAGCCTCATCGGTCTTTTCTTTTTCATCACCCTTTTCTTCTTCGCCTTCTTCCTTACCTTCTTCAATTTCTCCTTCTTCAAGAGAAGCAAGAAGTTCGTTCAAATCGATTTCTTCGTCCATTTCTTCACCAACTTGAGCTTCTGGTTCTTGAGCAACTGGAGATTCTGGGGCAGGAGCGGCTGGTGCGACTGGTGCTTCTGGAGCAGCAGCGACTGGTGCTTCTGGGGATGGTGCAACTGGAGCAGCAGCAACTGGTTCAGTTTGTGCTTGTCCTTCTTCTTCCAATTCAGCTTCCAATTCTTTCAAAATTTCATCAATTTCTTCATTGGTTACTGTTTCTTCCGCACCTTCTTCTTCTAGAGAAACAACCTTTGGTCCACCTTGATGGTCTTGGTGAGTTACGGCACCTTTGTCTGGAGCATGTGATGCACCAACACCACCGGAACCAATTTCAGAAGAACTTACAGCTTCATCAGCTGCGATTTCTTGTTTTAGTTTTTCTGCCAACATTGCTTCGGCCTTAGTATTGAAGGCTTCTTCCAATGCGGCTTTTGCATTTGCAAGTGCAGTGGCACGCACTGCCTTTGCGTCAGCAATAGCTTCTTTTAATAGATTTGACATAATGTTTTATTGATTTTTCTGAAGTTATTGAGGATAAACTTCAATACGATTTAATTTATTTTGAGCGGCAAAGAAAAGCCGTAATATAAAATATAAATATGAATAAAAAAATGAAAATAGCAAAAAAATTAGATATTTATAACATTATGCCATATAAAATTAAAGGAAATTGTATCTACAAAAAAGACACCGGCAAAAAAGTTGGATGTTCTGATGATGTTGAAAAGTATCGTAAAGCACTCCTAGCTAATGTGCCAGATGCAAAAAAAGAACAGATCCGTTCCAAATTTAAAAATATTCTCCGTGAAATAATAAAAAAAGACAAAGTTATAAAAGAAGGAACAGATAATAAAAAAGATAACGTTTCTTTAGAAAGTCAACTGTTGGCAAATAAAGGATTAGACTTTACTAAGGAAGAAATTGAAAAAGTAAAAGAAATTATTAAACCAATTCGTCCTGATTTAGAAACGCCAGTTGGAAGAGGTCAAGAATTAAGTTTTCAAAAAGAAAAGAATCCAAACAATCTTTATTACGTAATTAAAAAATTAGTAAATAATAGTGATAGTAGTAAAGAATCGATCAAGTATGGTGTATGGTATGTTGCATATTCAAATGAAGATGACTTAAAAAACCAAACCACTGTTTATTACAGATTATCTGATGCAGTAAATCAGAAAAAAGATAGTGGAGAACCAAATACTATAGAAATGTTAGGTAAATTAGGGGATTTAATAACCGCAGCCGTTAACACAGTAAATATATGACACATTTAACATCATTAATAAAAAAAGAATCTCATAGTTCTGAAGATGGGTATAGAGTTGATGATATAGATCATCCAAATGGATGGAACTGGAAAGAGTTGGATATGTTATTTGGCATGGGATTTGAACCTGAAGGTGAAACTCGTTTAACATTTAAAGATAAAACGCAAACTCATCATATCGATAACACTCCAAAAGAACAATTAAAAGTAACCGTTTACAAAAACAAAGATGGATATTGGTTGATTGTAAATGAAAGAAAACATGTGTTCAAAACATTTATAAAAATGATGGAATTTATAGATGATATGGGATCGATGCCTGTATAAAAAGAAAACCCACCAATTTCTTGGTGGGTTTTTTATTGCGTTTAACTGAACCTTATTTAGGTTCCAGATCTTTAATTTCAAAATACTTTTCAAGTATACCACCGACATCTTCATATAATGAAGTCATATGAACATTCTTTTCGTGAGCTTCTTTTGCAAGCTTCTTAAATGTATCAGCGTGCTTTTTGATTTCAGAAAAATGACGTTTTGCAACATTTGCTTGAGTCCAGTCATCACATTCATTTACAACATAGGTTTCTGCATATTCTGCAATCTTCTTCAATGTATCGGCAACTTCAATTACTTTGCCATATTCTTGAAGAGACTTACCATATTCATTGTAGTTGTGAACTAAGTCTGCAAGTGATTTCTTTTCTTCTTTTGTCAACTTACGAGGAGCGTCTTCGTTAGTTGGAAGAGGGTTTACTGATGATTCTACAAGATTCTTTAATTTAATCATATATTATAAATATGTTTTGTGTATTTAAAATTATTTAATTTCGCCTAAAATATCACGAATAATATTTTCGACCTTTTCCCACTTATTTGTTTCTGGATTTTTGACAACTCCTTCTTGAAGACTAACTTGTTCTTCTGGATACAAAAATGCTCCTCTTGTTGAAGGATTGCTAACGAAGTCAAATGCAATTAATTCAAAATCATCTTGAACTTCATCCGCAGATTCACGGACGTTTTTACGAACGCTTCCCATACCTCTAGAACTAATACCTAATCTAATACCAGATGCAAATAATTCTTTTAGAATGTTACCGCTTGGTGTTGGCAATACTTCAACTTCACCTACCAAATCGTCACCATCCCAATACATCTTTGTTACATTATGACTTACATTCTTCAGATTAACAACGGATGATTCTGGATGATCAAGTTCACCAAGAGCACGACGTTCTTTTATGAAATTTTGTTCATATTTTTGAGATTCTCTTTCTAGAATTTCTTTTGGATAAATACGTCCATTTTGGTTCTTTGCATTTGCACGTTGAAGAACTCCTTTTACCAAAAAGGCACCGTTAGATTTCATAGCCTCACTGATAACTTCACGGCTAATCTCAAAGGACATGCAGTCCATTATTAATTTTCTTTCGTTCATATTAAATTCCTTTAGTTGCTACATTTTGAGTTGGTGCTGGAACGGGAACAACAGGAGAAGCATCTTTCTTTTTTGATGGAACTGAAGCGGCCCCAAGTTTCTTAATAATATAAGGAGGCTTGATGAAATACTCACTTTCCTTCTGTTTGTTTGGTTCACGACCTTTAATCACAACTACATAATTTTCATAATAGAAATCTATACTTACACTATCAACGTTCACAACATATTCTTTTTCGGGTTGACCATATCCCTTCGATGCTTGGAATTGAATTTTTTGATTTGCAATCTGACTCAAAATTTTATCTCTAAATTCATTCTTGATAGCTTCAGTTGCTTGTGACAATTTATTTTGGAAAACTTCAAGATCAAACTTTAAATTATAACTATTACCTTGTTGATCTTTGGATTGAGGTGCGGTTGGTGCAGAATCAGATGCTGGAGCCGGTTGTTTTGGGCTTGGTGTTTGCGGTTTGGCATCAGTTTGTGATAATGCAGGTGCAGCAGGTTGAGCTGCAACTTTTGGTTCATCGGCTTCCAATATTTTTTTTAAAAAAATAGGCATATTACTTTTTTAATTCTTTATTTGCAAGAGCAAGTAATTTAGCATAATGACGTGCATCATCTTTATGACCAAGTGATGATGCGACATTTTGTCTTCTAGCTAAAACTGCGGCATCAGCTTTTGTAATTCCTGGTTTATTTGGATCTTTAACAACGTCTGGAGTTTTTTCTTGTCCAACAGCAACAACTTTTGGTTTAGGTGCAGGATCGGCTTTCTTTTTACCTTGATCCTTACCTTCTTCTTTTACCATTTCATATCCAGTAGCAGCAGTAGCAGCACGTTCATTTCCTTTGCCTGATTTTGCAAACGCATATGGAGTCATTGCCCCAGCAATACCTGGTGTGCCGGTTCCTTCTTCCATTTCTTTACGTATAAGTTCTTTAATTTTTTGTTTTAAAGCACCGATTAAAATTTTCTTTTTCTCGTCCATATTATTGAATTTGGTTTTTAAGTTCCTTAATAAGTTCGTATGAAAGTAACAACACAGTAATTTGGTTGTCTTTCAAAGATTTCTTACAATTGATAGATTCTAGTTGCTTTGTGACTTCGTTTATTTTTATTTTCAATACATTGTCAGTAATTTTTTCCAATAAATCAGACAAAGATTCTTTGATGACATTAATTTCTTTTTCTACAAATTCGTTCAATGAATTTGTGTTGCTAATGTTATTAATATATTCCTTGAGAAGTCTCTTTTGATTGTTATCCAAGTCTTTATATTTTTCATTTAACGAATCTACCAACAATTTATAACTCAACAATCTAATATCTTCGTTTTGTTGTTTATAAAAATTTACCAAATCATCATCAGATTCGGAGATTAAATTCTTTTTACCGCACAAGTTTTCGGTGACGGTATTTCTGGATTGTATCAATTCTTTAACTTCAAACTTAGAAGCAGAAATGACATGGTTTTCAAAAATTTTATAAATTGAGGCATGTATTTTATAATTTTTGATGCTTGACTTTAACAAATCGTCGATTGGATAATTCTCTTTTATTTCTTTGATTAAACTATACTTTTGTTCCGTCAATTTTTTTGAATCTAATTTTTCACGTTGCTTTAAAATAACATTTATGTATTTTTCGGCGTGTAATTCGTCTTTTGCTTTTTCGTTCAAAAGAAAATTATAAAGTTGCCATTCTTTTCCTAATTCTTTGCTCTCGGTGAAATATTTAAATAATAGATCCTTGGCAGAAGATTCGTCCTTGCCTGCCAAAATATCAGCTGTCACTTGACGAGTCAGTAATTCAAATAATATTCCTGTGTTTTTAAACTTGGAATGTTTAGCTTTTTGCATATATTAAAATAATGTCTCAGTTTATAAATATAATAAAATCTAGATAAAATTCATTTAATTGTAATATTTATTCCTCTATTATGTTGCTTTCGTCAAGCATTGATTTGTGCGTGGTTTCTTTTAACAAATCACGTTTAACATCTTGATGAGTTTGTAAATATTGTTTCAATCCTTCCAAGTTTTCCAAACTTAATGGAGAACGTGTTTTTGATTGACTTCTAAGTGGATCTGTTTGAGAAACTCTAGTGTTTTCTTTGTTTCCCATAGGGTCATATCCAAACCTTGTATCTTTTCTATATTTGTGGTCGCCTGCTTGTGATGGTCTTTTTGATTTCTCGGTAATAGGTGGCGTTGTTCCTCCGCCTTTTTCAGGAGTTGGAGGCGTTTCTTTTGGTGGTTCTCCGCTAACTCCCAAATCTTGCGGAGCTTCGCCGCCAGGTAAACCTCCAGTTTCGCCGCCAGGTGCGGCAGGTTCTTCTGGTTTAATCTTATTAAATGGTTTAGCAGGATCAACACCTTCTTCTTCGATCTGCTTAAATCTATAATTGTCTTTGGCATCTTCAACAATATCATTCTTTTGAATGTCAACGTCTTCATCAGACAATTTGAAGACATTGTTATAAATCCATTTACGGCTAAACATCTTTTGTTCAACCATGTCTTTTGCTAATGTGACTTTATCTGACCAAATTTTTACTTTTTCCGTTTCCAAAATTACCGATGGATTTGTTAATTCAAGGTCAAAATTTACCAATTGTTCGTCGGTATATCCTTGTGCATACAAATGAACAATTGCAATTTTTTTGAGTTCACTTACTAATATTTTTTGAATACGGTTAATTGTTTTTGCAAATCTAACATCTTCAGATGCTAATGTTGCTTTACCACTTAAATCTTCTTCATATCCCAAAAATGCTTTTGGAATTTTAAGAGCGGCTAACATCTTGTTTTTTAGATAATTTATATCATCAATACCAGTAAATTCCATTCCGCTCAATGGTTCGATGCTAGTTCCGCTATCACTGCCACGAACAGGTAGATAAAAATCTTCAACCATGTTTTGTAGGTTGAATCTCAAATTATAATCTCCGGTATTTGGATCAAGATATGGAATCTTCTTAGTTTTATTCATCAACTTTTCCATATATTGGTCAACTTCTTGTGGAGGAATGTTACCAACATCTACTTTAAAAATACGTTTTTCAGGAGCACGCATTACACGATGGATTAACATTGCATCTTCCATCAAACTCAATTGCTTCCAAACTCTTCTACCACCTTCGATCATACTCTTACCATAGGGCAAGAAGTTACTATCACTTAATAATCTGAAATGCGCTACTTGATAATTTTCAAGTTCTTCAATCTTACCACCCTCAGGCAAATTGATTTGAAACTTAGTATAGTTTTTATTATTTAAATCACTATTTTCTACACGGGTAACATTGTATGCACTGATTGGTTCCACCAAATAAACACCATATTCAGGACTGATATACATTTTCAAATAGAAATCACCATACTTAACAAGATTTCTGGTCCAACTCCATAAGAAAAATTCAATATTAAGAATATCATAAAACAAATTTTCAAGTATTTGTTTGATATTTGTGTCATTTGTATGAACCGTCAAAATTTTACCCAATTCATTCTTAGTAACACACTCGTCTGCATAAATATCCAATGCAGATGCGATAATTGGGTCCATATCCATGGTATCATAATCACGAAATAATTCAATACGTGCAGCTTGATAACTTAATGTGAAATCTCTGCTGTATTGATTATATGCGCTGGTTCTAACTCTATTAAATCTATCACGTAATGTATTTCTATCAGTCGCATACATCACTTCGTCTGTATCTACGACCTTTAGTTTCTTACCACCAATGTTACGAACTATTACATCTGTGGAAAACAAACGCTTTAACCTTGAATACAAGGAACGTTGTTTTAGTATTTGAAATTCTTCTGATGGCATATGTTATATATAAATATAGAGTGGTTACAATAACCACGTAAGATTTTCGGTTTTCTCGTTAAATTGACCCGTTTTCATACTCCACGCATCGTGCGCAGATATGGATTTTGGTGTATAGATTTTATCGTTTGATACTCTTGAAATTCCACCTAACATAGATCTATTTAAATCCATACTTTGTTGACGTAATCTTAATGCGGTATCTCTGACCCACAATCCTATACTAAAAGACATAACCAAATCATCATTATATCCTTTCATTGCAGTAGCTTTGTTTCCGTCCCAAATAAATACTGATAGTTCATCCAATAATCTCTTGGAGTAAACTACAACTGATTGTTCTCTAAAATAATTATCCAATTTTGAAATAAGTAATGGTCTTGTTTTTTGACTATTAGTGAACCCCGGAACCATTTTACGCTCGTCTCTATTGTATTTATTGGTCATTTGACGTTCAACATCAACATACTGCAAGTCTGCACTACTATAGAACGTATTTGGATATTGTCTATCTATTATTTGTTGCAATACTGCCCATCCAATATTATTATTTTCAACAATCAAGAGGGCATTATTATATTCTGTGGCGACACTAACGAGGAAATTGCCATAGTCTTTAGTATTTATCTGTCCTTTATACTCCGCAACTTGTGTTAACGTTTCTACATCAATAACATGAAATGCACTATAATCGGTGCTATCACCTCTAGCAACGTCCGCAGCAACTATATAATTTCTACTATAATCAGGATACTCCCAAATCCAATAACCATGATCGACTCCTCTCATTTCTATAGGATCTTTAGCCTTTGATTGTTTATAAAATTCTACTAATTGAGAGTCTATTACAGTATTACCAGACGATAAAAATTCAGTATCACATTCTTGAGATGCTCTCTTTGGTCCTAATTCTGCGGTTTGTCTATCACGCCAAGCTTGATCACGTTCTGGGTGTCTATCCCATTTTAATCTTATTGTCTTAAATGTATTTCTTTTACCCTCTGCATCGACCCACATTTGATGGAAGAAGTTACCTACACCATTTGGCGTTGATAACAAAATAGCTCTACCACCAGTTGCCATTGTTTGTTGTGCAGATGTCCAAACTTCTTCTGCATTATCAATAAACGCACATTCATCCATTACCAACAAGAATGCACTGAAACCACGAGCACTATCAGCGGCAGAAGACGCTGCCAAAACTCGGGATTCATTTTTAAACTTTAATGATAGACGATTATCTTCAACTGTAGGAACTTTTAACCAACTTGGAAGATTGTTGTTGGCTAATCTTATTTTAGAAACAATTTCTTTTGATGTGTTTTGAACAGTGGATAATATTAATACGTTTTTACCAGGATTGAATATCATCGTCCATAGAGCATACGCAGATACTAACGTAGATATACCCATCTGACGTGATTTTAACACGATATTTCTATCGTGTTCTATGAAATCTTCTAACGTTTCTTCTTGGAATTCATATAATTCAAATGGAACAATACCTCTTGTTTGATGTTGAATCTTAACATATTTCTTCATGAAATACATTGGATCAACCAAACATTTCTTATACTCGTCTTTAATTATTTCTTTGAGGTTTTTTTGACTCATACATCAAATTTACGTGCTTCTCTGTTTTTGATTGAATCTAAAACCATCTCTTTTGCTTTTTCTTCAATCGAAGAATCATATTTAACCTTTGCAAGTTCCGAAATACACTCCGATAACTGTTTTTCAACTTCAATCTTATCTTTTTTAAGATCTTCTAAGACTTTAATCCTCTGATCCGTGTTGTCTGTCCAAAATTCTTGACTTCCATCTTCATTAAAGTATTGTAATTTTGGATCATAATTTTCTAAGTATGTTATGCTTTCGTTTATTTTGTTTTCAAAGTCTTTAAGCTTTGAAATTCTGTCATTTAAAATACTAAACCTAGCATATTCATTAAATTTTCCTAATAATTTTAGTTTTGTGTCAAAAGTTACACTGCAGTCAAAACATTTTCCGCAACGATTATAAACTCTCTGATCAAGATAGTTTCCAAATTTTATATCAGCGTTGCAAATTGAACATTTTTCATCGATTTTTATTCTTGATGCTTTAGGAATTCTTTTTTTAACTCCATTTTCTTTTTTCCATTTATTTCCCAAACTATCTTCCCATTCTTCGCCTTCTTTTCGGTCTTGTAATGTAGAATTTTCGTTATATCCTACTTGAATAAACGGACGATTTCCATCGACATAATCTCTAACAATTGATAAATTGCTTTTTCCAGATGCTTTTTTCATATAACATTAACTATTTTAAACTTCTTAAAATAATTTATTTTAAAAATGTATTATCAAAAACCTTAACTGATTTCTTATAAGATTTTTGAGTTTCGTCTAAAGCTTCATCTGTAAATTGCCAATTCCAAAATAATGAATTTGGTGTATTAAAACCAAAAAATTGTAATACGCTTTTTTGTGTTTGAACTACTTGTTTACCGTTCCAATTTTGACCGACAGCAATAAATCCAGCATCTATATTTTTAACAATATTACTTTCACCCAAGGTTGAATGTCTGTTCTCAATCCACGTTAAACGTTCAATTAATTTCTGATAGTATCCATTTGCTTGACCCCATCTGACACTTGCGAAAAATAATACACAATCACTTTCAAATAATTCTTTACTTATTTTCCATAATTCATCACTTTTATTATTTATACTAGCCCAACAACGATGTTCGCCTGTAGGATTTTTCTCTTTATCTTTTAAGGAAGAATCTTTTGTTCCACAATGATTTCCCCATTTAGATGATACGTTACCCTCACACGGAAATATGTTTAACTTGGTTGTATCAATCAAAGTTACTTTTTCTTTACCTAATAATTCTTGTATTTTGATTGCTAATTGACTACTTTTTGGAACATCTTCTTTATGTTGACTCCATCTATTACTTGTAGTTAATAGTAATACTTTATTTTTATTACGTAAATAGTCTATTGTAACTTTGTATTTACGTGCATAAATATCTAAATCCTCTTCGCTGGAAGGGATAGTAGCTTCATTTAATAGTTCTAATAAACTTATCATCATAATATAAATATGTTAGGTAAACAAAAAACCCCCACCTTTTATTGGTGAGGGTTCTTTTGTTTTATTTAGTTTAAGCTCCTGGGAATTGAGCGCCTGTTGGCAACACATTGAAGTCAAGAACTATGAATTCGGATGTGCGAGTTGGTTGTAGATAAATTTGTCCGTAAAGAATATTACGATCAATAATATCTGGTGTATTGTTGGTTTCATCCATCTTAACTTGGAAGGCATACAATCCACTACGTTGTTGAACAGATTCCAAATATGGATTTACAATACTCAAGAATCTATTACGTGTAGCAGCAACATTTTGTTCGAACACCAAGTATCTACTTGTGCTTGCAATATATTTCTTTAAGGCAATCAACAATCTACGAACATTAACTCTATCAAGGGCACTTGCTTTTGCTTGTAGAGTCTTTTGACCCCATACACAAATACCTTGACCAGGGAATGCTGCGATTGGATTTACACGACCTTCATATAGTTCATCACGTTCACTGTGTGTAGTTCTGTCGAGAACTTGAACTGCTTGTGGGATACCACCACGATTCAAACCAGCTGGTGCGAACCATTCAGCTGCTACATTGTCATTAGCAGCATAAACTGCTGGTAACACAACTGAAGGTGGAACGCTTATGATCTTGTTGGTATTAGTATCCAAGATGCGGACCCAAGGATAATAAGTTGCTACATAGTTACTGTCGATTGTTGCGACATCACTTACGGCAGCATCAATTAATCCTACAGATTGACCGCTGTTAGGGAATACTACGTTATCCATGATATAGAAACAATCACCACGGGATTCACACATATCAATTACTAGATCCGCTACATAACTGTGTTGTTGATGTAGAATACCTGGAGTTACAATCAAATTCAAATCGAATTCGTCTGCATTTCCTACAGCTGCCACACATTGTTTATAAGCAACTGAACCGGCACTTGATATATTTGTGCAATCCAATCCTTGTGTATTTCCGGCAACAATGTCACCACCAAGATTAATCTTTACAGAAGGCGATTGACCGTCAAATCCACCTTGGAATCCGAATACGAACTTACGCATCTTAACATAAGTTGATTCAAGAACATCATCTGGATTTGTTGGTGGAATACTACCACTCAAACTTGCTGCCAAAATTGAACCTGTATTAGATCCAACAATTGTATTGTCAAGACCGAATGCTGTATTATTACCGGCAGAAGGATTACTTGGAATTGGTGAGAAATATTGTAGGTTATCGTTGTATACAGGAACGCCTGTTGAAGCGGTTGGATACAAACTTACAAGTTCAGCATCTGTTCCTGGAACATCGTTAAATACGACACCGGATGGATACTTACCTATAGACATACCATACAAGGAACCGTTTCCGTATTTCATTGTTGGAGTTACTTTACTGATATCTCCAGAAAGAGGAGTGTAATATGCACTAAATCCATAAGGAACTGCTGCCACAGGATAATCTTCTGATGACATTGCAATTCTGATATACTTACTTACGTTAGCATAAATACCATATTCGATAATTTTACCTGAGTAAGTTATGAAGTTATACCTATCACCGATTCTGCGTGCAATAAAGTTAGCACTGTCCGGGTCTAGATTCAAATTAGTAAATGTTTCAAGATACTTTGGACGTTTATCTGTATCACTGAAGTCACGAACGGAGAGTGTAAATGTTCCCCAATCACTTCCTGGAACAGATCCGGCCAACTTTACATCACTAATTTCAATCTTGTATAGTCTATTTGCATTGGTTCCATCAGTCAAAGTATGAATCTTGAACAATTCATGTCTGGTTGTAGAACCATTAACACTAGCTATCTTTTGTGAAACTACATATGGAGTATATGCATTTGTCAAACTAAATTGACTATCACCTTCAGATGGTGTTAGTGAATTTGTATCCGTAAAGTTTAATGGATATCCACCACCAAATGCGGATTGGCCTGTATTTGGAAGCTCTGCAATTTTAATTCTATACTTTGAAGAATTTGCAGTGACTTTTGCCATCGAATCTTCGAATGTCTTGTATAGATATGCATTCACCGTAGAATCAGATGTTTTGGCTGATTTAGGAAATACATTGACCAGATACTTTTGATCTGATTTATCCAATGAGAATTCATAAATTCCATATCTACCTGCGGTGCTTCCGCTTAGATTTAAATAATAACGAGTTTCTACACTAGAACTGTTAGAATTTAATGGAGCAAGTGAATTTAAATTACTGCCACTGAATCCAGGAGATACCAAACTTGTATTTGGAGAATGATTACTCGTATCATTCAAAACAGCTAAGAGAATTTGGTTTGTAGCATTAGAAGAAGTATTCCAATTTCCACATTCATCTACACTTGACGAACCTGCAGAAGTGAAAGTTCCATTATATGGACCAAATGAACCGGCCGCCAATCCTTGGAGTCTGAATACAACGTCTGCACAATTTCCTTTATATGAATAGAACCCTGCAGATGATAATGTTACGTTAGTAAATGGTTCAGATGGTCCATTTAGTGTAGTATTACCAAAGCTACTTGAAACTGAGAAATTTTGCAATCCATAATCCAATAACCACGTTGTTCCAAACGGACTTCCCGAAGTCAATGTAGTAGATCCTGTCCAACTCATTGTGACATTGGTAAGACTTGAATATACGTTGGATGATATAGAAATTGAAGTTCCTGCAAAAAGTTTACTTCCGCTTGTTTGATTTGCTGCCGTTGCCGTCGCTGCATCAGATGCAAAGGTTAATAAAAACGATGCGGATGGAATTGTTGCAGTAAATGTCGCTCCGTTAATATATGATCCAACTGAGGAAGTTGCAACGAATGTAAGATTTGTAAATCCAGCGAGATAATTAGCAGATCCTGATGTTAATGACCCGGACGGTGTTAAAAATGATGATGCGGTAACTAATGAAGCTGCATCGGCACTTCTATTCCAACTTCCAGATTCTGCATAAATTGCTAGTGGATATTGTTGATTGTAACCTGTCAAACCACCGACACGACACACAGTTACAAATCCTTTTTCGTTAAGATATTCCTTGGCAGTATATGGTCCATAATAAGTTCCGTCCGCAATACCGAATTTTTCTTCAAGTTCGGCAGTGCTTGTTACTAATGTTGGACTAAACCCAGGACCCTTTGCGAATGGTGCTACGACAACTGCTCCAATGTCGGCAACACCTTGGACAATACCTGATAAATCGTTTTCTCTTGTAAAGACTCCTGGACTAACAATCGTGTTAGTAGGACTAAATCTTCCACCTTCTTGTATTGGCATATTATATATTTCCTTTCAAATTTTTTTAAAAATTCTTAAATATAAATATTTCCAAAAAACTCAAGATGTCAATATTTATAACTTTTTTTAAATAAAGGAAACTTTACTGAACCCATTTTCTTTACGTATTTCTATACGGTTATCAACCATGTCTCTCATTTGATCCAGATGACTAATTACCCATACAAAATCGAAGTTGGTTTTTAAAAATGCAAACAATGTGCTCATAGAAGACAAATTATCAGCATCCGCACATCCAAATCCTTCGTCTATAGCGATAAAGTTGGGTCTTGGGAGGTTCGAAATGTTAATTAATGCCACACGAATAGCAAGTGAACTCACGAATTTTTCCATTCCACTAGACAATTCCAACGGCCACTTTTTATCTTCATAATTTATAAAAGTGCTTACATTTTTACCATCCGTCTGAAGAGAAACTGTAAATTCAACTATCTGACTCAATATGTTATTGACTTCTTTTTCTATGGTTGGCAATGCCTGACTAATTAATTCATAAGGAATACCGTCTCGTCCAACGGAAGAATTATACAATTCATATGCTTCATGTTTACTTTCAAGCATTTTAGCTTCTTGAATGGTCTTTTCTATATAATTTTTTTGATCAATTGAACTATTGAGTTTAGTTTTAAGATTAATAATATCAGTATTCTTTTGTTTTATATTTGAATCCACGATCTTAATCTTAGATTTTATAGATTCTATCTTAGATTTTATAATCTCATTAGATTCGATTACATCCTTCTGTTTATAAAATTTCTCTATTTTTTCCAAAACTACATTTAATTTGGTTTGTTCCGTCAATAATTTACTTTCAGAAGAAACAATATTGCTATTAAGTTTATTTAACTTATTCTCAGTATTAGTTTTTCTAATTTGTATATCTTTATAGTTTTTATATTGTTGTTCAATATCCCCATAAGAATTTACATTGTTCTTTAATGTAGTATACTCTTGGAAAGTTACAAGAGCATTAGCCTTGTCGCTTTCCAACTCTTCTTTTGTTTTAATTGCATCTTTAACAAATACATTATTTGTGCAAAACTCACAATTTGGGTCATACTTATGTTGTTCAAGAGTTTTTAACTTCTCTAATTTATTATTTACAACCAATTTAATACGTTCAATTTGAGATTCTTTGGTTGAAAATTCACGTTTAACATTTACATATTCTTCATACTTTTTAACAGTGTCGTTATCTAAATATGTTTTTTCAGACAATGTTAAAGTTGATAGTTCAGATTCAATTTTTTCATAATCGACTCTTGATGAACTAATTTCATTGTTCAATTTTAAGATATTATTCTTATAAAGAGTCTCTGATTGGGTCAGACTATGTATATTTTCTGTGCCATAATCAACCGACACCAATTTTTTGGTTTCTTCCAAAAGTTTGTTATTTTCAACATCTCTGTCTGTCATCAAATCTTCAAGACTTTGCGTCTCTGATGTCAATAAACTTGAAGATGTTTCGATGATATTGGTTAAATTATTAAGAGTTTGCGTATAATCATTTTTCTTAAAATTTTTGATTAATACATTTATTTCCTTGCTTTTTTCTTGTGAAAGAGTAGAAAGTTTATCAAAAATATCAAGACCCATAAACTGAGCAAGAAGTTCTTTTCTTTCAGTTTGACCCATATCAATAAAAGAACCCGTCTTATTATTTTGAATACTTAGGACTGTCAATATGAAATCATCGTATGTTCCAACGTAATCTCTAATAATGTCATTGGTAGAACGTCTGGCTTCACCGTTAAGTTCTATAACTTTGCCACCTTCTTCTTTCCAGAACTTAACATCAACCTTCACGTTTCCTTTCTTATCAGCAAGGCCAATTCTTTCAATGAAAAAGTCTACTCCATTGACTTCAAAGTTAAATTTACATTTGAATGACATCTTTTGACTATTCAAAACGTGTGACGCTTTGAATGCACGATCACACTTATCGAAAATACAAAATGATAGAGCAGAAAGAATACTTGACTTACCAGACGCATTATTGGCAAATAATCCAACAACATTATGCATCTTTGTAAAATCAATAATATTACCTTCACCGTAACTAAACATATTATCAAATTCAAAAATTTTAGGTTTCCATCTGATATTTCTGACGGTTTGTTCCTTACCTAAAGACGCATTTAATTCCTTATTTATAGTATAAATCTTTTCCAAAACATCTTTATCATCGATACCGCTTTTGTTTTTGATAAAATTAGAAATAAGCGTATTTTGATAATCGACATCTACAACACTATTGATGTTAAGGTTGGTATTATCAATAATATTTTTGTTAGTAATATCATTTCCGTCAACTCTCACATAAGAAACATCAATTACTTCTGAAACCTGTCGAATCTCAGAGAGAATAGACTTTACTTCAGTTGCGACAGTCTCACAACACTTCATACGAAGTCTTACCTTCTTAGGAATATCTGAAATATCTGTAACAAGGACTCCTTTATTTAGATCAACTGTATAAAATCCATAATCATTTGGAATTTCAACGTGCGTAAACGCCTTCGTTTTTAAATTCCAATATACAAATCCGTGACCTTTTAATTCTTCACCGTGAGATTGTTGTATAGTTGAACCCGCATACACAATACATGGTTTTTGTTCAATATCGTCATATTTTTGAAGAATTTGATAACGATGGATGTCGCCTAAAAGAGCAATTTGATGTCCGTCAAATAGTTCATTTGTAATTGTTCTGCTTGAAACCTTATAACCAACATCTGTTATAGCATCGTTTACCGCACCGTGAAACAACACTATATTATATCTAGTTTCGTTTAAATAATTTTTAGGAATGTCAGCGTATTTAACATATTTTTCATGTTCGTCAAAGATCGAAAAATGATTAAATAGAATATCACCTAAAATAAATAAACCAGATTCCTTTAAATAAAACAGATTTTCATGATTCACCGCATCTACAATGGGTGTCAAGCTATCCAATCTATTTTTATTTGCAAGGGTCGCATCGTGATTACCTGCAATTAAAACTGTAGGTCTTCTATTTGCTAAGTTCTGAAGAAAATCAGAGGCGATCTTTACACATTCAGGACTCAAATCACTCTTATTATGAAATAAATCCCCCAATACGGCAACTACAGTTGACTCTGGTGTTCTTTCAATTGCTTTATATAGTTTTTCAAACACTTCTGTGTATTCATCATGTCTTTTTGTAAGACGAATATGAACGTCAGCTATGTGAAATATGTTCGTAAACTCTTTTACCTTACAATGTAACTTTGTTGCCATAATTTATATCAAAACCTTTAACTTAAATAGTTTCTCAAAGTCTATAGTATCACAACTATCTATCAACTCCCAAGTTTTTTCAAAACCCATAACGCTTGGGTCTTTGTCTTTCAATGGAATCAACTTGGTTTTTATTCCATTCTTCACTAAGAATTCGCAGATTTTAATAGAATCCGAAATTGCGTCATTATCCAACATTACATTCACCATTGGAACATCATACTCTAATAGTTTTAACTTTAATTTATTACTCAAAGTCTTTCCAAAAAGAGGTATAGTATTTGTTTTAACACTTATCGCATCAAATGGTCCCTCTACCAAAGTAATTGGTTCTTCAAAATTGACCAATAGTTCAAATCCAACGATGTTTTTTGAAAATGGGCAGCTTACATATTTTAATCCTTTCGTGTCATAGAAACTTCTCGCCGTATAAAAATTCAAATGACCGTATTCATCATATGAAGGTATAATAATTCTATTCTTCAAATCACCTTCAGTTGCATATCCGATACAATAACGTAAAATATCTTCCTTGTTTATGCCTCTATTCTTTAAATAAACCAAAGCGTGACGATATTCTAATTCTGATGACGGTTCCCACATGGGTTTATATTCCTTTGGAAGTTGAAGAAGTGATTTTTGTTCTTCGACATCATCAAATGAAATAGAAAATTCTTTATTCTGCTTAAAAGTTTTAGTTTCACTTAAAAACTCATAATATGAAGTGGGTGCTCCTAATTTTTTAAATAATGTTTTAAAATTAAGACCTCCAAATCCACAAACCCAACAGTGATACTTACCTGTAACAATATTAACTTCTAATTTTCTTTTATAATGTTTACATTTGGGACAAAAATATACCGCATCAGTTCCTTTTCTAATCTTAGGAGTCTGATTCAATAGTTTATTTAAATTACTTAGTATATTTTCTTGATACAACGACATCAGTTATAGTTTATCACTGGATTCCTCGTCTATCAATTTTTTATTAGGGTCAATTTTCTTCCAAGGTTTCTGTTCCAACGCAACTGCAATCCTCATCAATTTAATTGGGTCAATCGGTTTTTCTTTGGCAAGATCTTCGGATTTTTTATCATTCTTTGAAGCATTATCGTTATTTTCTTGGGGTTTCTCATCAGAATGATCTTCAGAAACATCTTCGGATTCTGGTGTTGGTGGCGGCGGAGGGTCATTTGGTTGAACAACATTTTCTTGAGTATATGTTTGTGGTTTTGGAATGTAACCCACCGCATTTCTAGCTAAAATTCCTTGAACCAGATACATTTTATAATCGTCATACATCTTTTTATAATAATCAAATGCATCATCGATATCTCTGTATTGAGAATTTGTGAGAGAAATTTTAACACATAGATTATTTTCCCTCCATTTAAATGCAGGAACATCTAAAACCATACATGTTATATTTTTCAACAGTTCTCGTTCGTGATTGTCTTTGAGTATAAAATAAAAATCTCTTTTTTCGTCAACGTCTTCTAACTCAGATTCTGAAATATTATATTTATCACAGAGTATTTTTAATTTTTCTTTTGCAGACGACGATTCTCCTCCAACTCCTTTATCAACGAGAGCTTTTACTTTTTTTATTAGTTCCAATATCTTTTCTGGAGTCATACATTGCACAAACTATGCTATCATACATATCTCCATTACGTTCATCCCAGTTACCTTTTTTATTATTTACAGTAAATTTTACTACTTCCGGTATCAATTTTTCCAACTCGGATTTTACGAACTCTTTTGACTTTACACCTTTAATTCTACACTTGCCGAATAGTTGTTTACGCATTGTATTAACACTTAATAAATTAACTTTCTTTTTAAAGTGTTCTTCTAAAATATAAGCAAAGACAGCATTGTGTCTTGCAAGAGTAATTATAGTTTGTTGACTAGTAAATCCACCAGCAAATCCACTTAATGCAGCTTCCAAATTAATTTCTTCAAACTGATTTGCATACTTGTTGACTTCGATTACAGAAATGACGTGGTATGTCTTTTCTTTTGTAGTTTCAAACTTTTTGGTGTCAACAAATCCTGCATCTAGAATCTTGCCATTTTCACTAAATGCCCAGCCTGTAACTGATGTTGATGAATCTAACCCTAATATAACCATATACTAATATATAGTATAGATTATTTGTAACGCTTAGTATTTAATCCTTGAGACAATAGAGAAACATTCACAGATTCGTCACCTTGAACGGCTTTATAATCAGTTTGGGTTTGTTTTACTGTAAATCCACCATCTTTGCTATACAAAGTATTTTGCATACTTGCATTTGTCTTGACTACCGCACCAGAATTTGTTTGGATATTTTTAGCATTAAAAGCACCTCCAACATTTTGGGTGTTATATCTATCTTCCAATGTTTTTACCAAGGAATCTCTGGAATATGTATTTGGCATATATTATACTTTCTTTTTATAAATATTATCAAATGTCCCATTTTACCAAAATATTTATCGGAAATTCACCGCCGTTTTTAATCGGAGTTCCAAGTTTTCCAACGGCAACTAAATATGGACCATTATACAATCCTACAGTTGTAATATAAGGTGCCAAGTAAGATCCGGTATTGTCTATAGATGAACTATATTGATAACCAAAGAATTCAGGATTTATATAAGACGGATTTACCTTACTCGTCTTCACATCCAAATAATTCAATATATCCGTTAATTTAGATCTAATTGATCTAGAAGATATATATTTTTTATAAAGATTTTCAGTCAATTGATTAGAAAAGTATTTCCATAAAATAAACATGTCATTTATATCAAGTTTGCCTGCACCATCAAAATCAAACTCTAACTTATTATTGTCAAAATAAGTTAAATAATTAGAAGTCAATAATGAGCTGCTAAAATAATTAACGGTAGAGTCTAATAGAGGATTTCCTTCATAATCGTTTTTCAAACCTGTATAATAATAGAATAAACTTCTTTCATAATCGTTTTCGATTACTAGATCCCACCATTTTTCATTGCCTACATTCAATTTGCAGATATAACGTAAAATTAAATCTACATCTTTGAAATCAAAATGTTTGTCTCCATTTATATCATATGCAAATGGAAGTTTATATGTGGCAGTAGGATTCGTGCTTACATTAAATTCGCCAGGTTCAACTGTGCATATAATCTGATTCTCATATAATGTTATTTGTGAGTTATATTCTAAATCATAATATGGAATAGGATCAGAATATATTCTCTCTTGTGTCATTATATTTTCAAAGATAGAACCCGTTGTTTTTAATACTATGTTTCCGTTTCTATAAAAGACATTTCCAATATGATAATCACTCAAGAAATTGTTAAAGTTATAAACGTAACTATAACCTCTAATATTTGCATAGTTGTTAATAGATTGAGTTACATTTCTATTAGTATCAAGTAATAAACAAGGAGAACCAACTACAATTGATTGAGTCGAAACTGCAATTGAATTTCCATAAACAGTATGAGGATATCCATTTTCTTTTCTTCTACATAAGTTATGTATAGGAGTCCACGATCCGCTTAGATTTTTATACAAATAAACATATCCCTGGGTGTTATTTGAATCATCGGTCGATTCATCAAATAATACAGAATTTAAAGTTCCTGTAATGTAACTTGAGCTAAATGGAAAATTCCATTTGAGAGAGGATGCTACTAAATAATCACCAAATACATCTACACTATATCCAAATTTATTATTTTTAAAGTATCCATGATCATCATCAACTATTCCGTTATGAATCTTTTGAGTTTTTTCCCATCTATTATTACATCTTCTATAAATAAATGCTGAACCCCTCTTTATTAACGTAGATCCACTATATTCATAATATTGAGATTCATTTGGACATCCTATAATTGCCCAGTCACCATAAATTGATAATGATTTGCCAAAGTTATCATATGATTGAGATGATGATGAACTTGGATACATGTCAAAATACGGTAATTTATAATTAAAATCTCCGTCACCATTAAATTTAGTAACTTCTACCCAACCAACGGAAGAAGACTCAAAGAAATATACGGTTCCATTGCTTGAATTGGATGAACTATTAGCAATTATAAGTCGTTGACTGCTACTAACATCTAATTTTACAGAAGATCCAAAATAATCTCCTATTATACTATTGCTTCCTGTCAGCGATGTTAAATAGTTCCAAATATTTCCCGATTTTGTATATAATAATACTTCCCCTTTATGATTGAAAGATTTATTTGCCCCTATTGCAAGGATTCCGTTTGCAATTGATACGTCACATCCAAAACTACCACTTTCTCTATTAAAAGAACTCGTAATAGTAAAGTATGGAATAACATCTTGTGTAGAAATATCGTATACATCAACATTTGAACCGGTTATTAGTGTAGTTGGATTCGGAGAATAAACAGAACAAGAAAAATATCTTGTAGCAATTGCTAAATCATTATTATACAATGATAATGCGTTTCCATATTCGTTTTCTATTTTATTTACACCTGTATTGTCTGTGAAATCATATTGTATATATTGTGAATCTTCCGTCTGTAAATCATCAGTTTGTGATAAATTGAATACATTGTTATTATCTTGATCTATAGATTTTTGAAGAGTCAAATAATCATCATATTTTCCGGTGCTATAATTGTATTTTTTAACAGATACTTCGCCGATGCTAAATCCGGACCCACTTCTAAATGACGGAGGCGATCCTACAGCAATATAATCGCCATAAGAAGCAACTTTATAACCATAATTTTCATTTTTTATATTAAAATTCATATTATGTTATATAATTTATATTGTAAACCGATGAACTATTTGCATAAATTTCACGGATTCCAAATCCTTTAATTGTATAATTTCCTCTAACACCATATTTTCCATAAACTTTAAGGAAGTCTACTGGTTCGCCACCTTCGGATGCGTCCTTACCATTATATGCTGTGTTGTAATATTCATTAATATTTGTTAATTCGCCAACAGCATTTGTAAAATCACTATTACCTTGAGTGCCATACATAGTTCCGTTATATGACTTGAAATACACAGACGATGTTCCGGCATTTTTATCTTGAGCACCACCAGCAATAATTCCTAATAGTGCATATTGAGAACCAGTTTGAGATCCGGTTATAAAATAACTATTGCCACCCACCGGATCGCCGATCAAAGATATTGATACAGGATTTACTGTCAAATTTAAATTGTGTAGTCCTGCTATCCACCTTCTATTTGCACTATAGTCACGGAATGATATGACTAAAACATCTGTTGATTTAAAGCTAGATGGTATAGTAAAGTTTTCATTTTTAACATTTACATACTGACGATCTGGTGCTTGATGATCACTTACAAATATCTGTGTAAAATTCTTGAACATTTCGATTGATGGTGATGTCGTAACATCCCAGATTTGATAACCAAGTAATAAAAAGTCATTTATATATCCATTGAAACTTAAACTTAATACATCGTTTGCTTGAACAATATATAATTGGTCTCTCGCAGTCAAAATACCATAGTTATTTAACTGTTCCTGAGTCACACTATTTCCTACAAAAATTAAATCCTTATTAGGCCCTATCGGAACTGGACCAATTAATTGTTCTCCGTAATAATCTCTATATTTAGGAACAGGAATAAAATTTTTAAGAATAGGTGCGGTTATCGGATTTAAATCGGAATTTGGAGGATCAATAATTAATTTTGATTGTTTATAACCAAATTCGCCTCTTGAAACCGAAGGTGCGTTTCCTTCAGCTAAATATCCTTTTATCTCCGATGAAACAGGTTGAATTTGGTATTGTTGCAATTTTCCGTTTTTGCCTACATAGGCTTTAACGGATTGCAAGTTTTTGTCTATTACATATTTGGATGGTAATGTAAAACTAATACTTGCACCAGACCCACCGATTTTTCCATAACCATTTCCTGTAAATTGATATAAAACACTATCGTTTGTATATGGTGATTGTCTTTCAATCGAAATATCCAATGTAAAATCGGCAGAATAATTTGAGTCAGTATTAGTAACACTAACTGCATATAATCCCGCAAACATTTTATTTGTGCAATTTTCTGATGGTGTAGGAATATTAGGTGTCCATTTTAGATTATATTTATTATTTTCTTGACTTGTAGGCAATTCACATCCTGATGCTGGTATCGCATTGATTACTATTTTTGCCAATTGTTTAACGTTCTCTGTAAATTTAGAATCATTAATTTTAGTTATTATTGATTGTTTGAAATTACTAAAAGTTACGGAGTTTATTGAGAATGTATCTATACCAAAAGGATCGGATGGGATAAATGGACCACCGCCGCCGACAATTTCAAATTCTGGATCATAACCTCCTCGTTGTAAAGTATAACCATTTAATGTTGGATGTGTAGATTTTACTGTATTCCAACTGCCTGTTACCGATGGGTCATAATATTTTTTAAGATTATAAGATGAACTGGTAATATCAGAATTCAACTGACGTGTTAAATTATTTCCACTAAAATTATATATGTCGGTGAATATGTATATAAAATCTCCGATATTTAAGTTCGCCGTTTGATAGACACTGATGTTAGTGCCGGGTGATGATGCTACTATCTTATACGTTCCAACCGCTGATGGTTTTGCATTTGACCCATTATATGTAATAGTAGGATTTACAGAGTTTGTTATATCAATATCTCCGTTTCTGGATGGAATATAAATTTTATTTATCTTTACATCTTTTATCTCATCCGACACAGTTTTTACATTCTTTAAATTCTCTGTTGTGTAAGGATATTCTTTGATGGAATTTACTTGTGTTAAATTATCAAATACAACGGTTGCGGTTGTAGGTTTAATTGTAACAGTTGCGGTTGATAAATACCCACTCTCTGAAGTTAGTCTGATCGGATCTTCTTTTGATATAAATATTTTATACGTATTCGCATCTAAAGGATAATACTGTAATTCAGTTAACGGCTTCTGTGAGGGTTTTGTAACATTATAATCAGGATATATAACGGATGACACTTTTGTATAATTGACATATTTATCTGTTCTGTATAATGTAGGATACGTTACTCCATTAACTATTTTGTTTGAAAACGCACTTCCGTAACTTATGTAGTAAGTATCATTTTTATTGAAATGAGAAGTTGCAACAAATGTAATTCCATTACCAACAAAATATGGGTAAGTGTCATACGTAACGGTCTGAGATTCAATACTAACAGATGTATCAACTTTTACAGTTATACTTGGTTGGGTCAAACTATATTTTGCTGAATCTGTTCCTGTAATTGTATAATTGCTGCTCAAAGTAACTGAAAAACTACCCTCTGATGCGGATGATGTTATAGTTCCTGTTGAAGGTTTCAAATTAATAGTTACAATGTTACCGTCTACTATACCGATTAAATTTGCAGTTTGATTGTTTATATTTATCGTCGTTGAATCTCCAATTTTTATATTATTTGCACTTACGCCTGTAATTTGTAGAGATTTTTGTGTAACCGTAAATGTGACTGTCGTCGAAACTGAAGCAAATCCGTTGATAGTAGGCATTGTTTCGGCCTTCACAGTAACCGTTCCCAAAGAAGCAGCAGTTTTACTAGGAACTATATCCAATTGGTTATTATTTAGTATTCTTGCTAAATTTCCACCGCCGGTTATAGTATATTTTATTGGAAACCCATTAATACTGTCTGTCGCACTGAGTGTTCTAAAATTAAAATCTCCGTATACTATATTGTTTATAGATGGGAAATTAATAGAAGACGCTGCCGCGGTTATTGATAATGTGCCAGTTGATTTTCCTGTATATCTAGAATCTACAATAGTTGCCGTCACTGTATATGTTCCAACATTTTTAGCTTCATCGACATTTGATCCTACCGTGTTATATTGTAGAGAATAGTTTAATCCGGCTGGAATTGTAGTAACCGAAAGAGTTTTTGGATTTCCATCATATGCAAAAGTTGCCGAAGTAACTGTAATAGTTGCCGGTGCTTTAGTAATTTCCAGTGTTCCTGTTTTAGTTCCACAATAAAAACTGTCTACTATTTCACAATAAACAGAATATACACCAACTTCTGTCGGCGGAGTTTCAGATCCGTTATAAGTTACTTTTACTGTTAAGTTTGGTGGAAGTGTGGTAACTGAAACTGATTTTGAAGATCCATCATAAGCATAGTTATTATTACTTATTTGAATAGTAGCATCTACGCAGTTAAAGTTTGCATTTTGTCTATCAACGAAAGTGCTTCCACTTATGACTAAGTTTGTATTACCGTCATCTATTGCGGTGACGTGACAGTCTTCAAGTTCTTGGTTTATTTTTACACTGTAAGGAACAATTTTTTCACCAAACTTATTTTGCGGAACAGAAAATACAGATATTTGTGAAGGCAAAGATCTATTGACTCCGCTTGTATCAAGCGATTCTAATCCAAATATTTGAGTAGGATTTTCACTTTCTTTATAATACAGATTTTTAACAGTATTATATACCAGCCTTTGATAACTATCATCGATGTTTACAGGATTGGTATCAGAGTTATAATATTTGCTATCTACTGTATAAAAGGTAGATCCGGTAATTTCTTTGCCAATTTTGAATCTTACAAAGTCTGGATCTTGTTGTTGATATGCAATTGCAGAGGAAAATGCAGAAGAAACCTCTGACATTTTTGTTCCATCACCATAGTCAAAAAACGTTAATAACAATGATCCACTTTCACTACCACTTTGCCAACTTATTAAATCTTCGAATCTTTGATTTTGTGCGTTCCAAGATTTATTGGCAACAAATGGTGTGTATCTGATATCATTTCTTTTTAACGATTTGATCATTTTAGAAATCTAGTCTAACTTTTATCAGTGCTTCGTTGTCGAATTTCTTAAGAATGGGTTGACTAGTTTTTGCTACTGCAACTAAATCGTTATTTTCATTATATAAACCTATGGTAGTTATATACGTTCTTGGGTCTGTATAAAACTCGGTGAAACGTATCTTTCCAGTGGTTGGTGACAAGACATAAGTTGGGTTATTAGAATAATTAAATTCTTGATTTTTAACACGAACAAAATAATGTCTTGATGGTAAATATTCAGATTTTCTTGCGTAGAAATAACTATTATTACATAAAGTTATAGAATTTAAAATCTTTTGTTGATTTAACTTATATGCGCCTGTATTGGTTATGTCGGGAGTTAAATTAGTTCCAACAATTGATGCAACCTTATCTGCGTTTAAAACTATTATTCCATTTTTTGGATATAAAGTTCCGATACCGTCATATACTGCACTTACAGTTCCTCCTTTTGTATATGGTGATGCGATTCCATCAACAATACTTCCGCTAACGATGTTATATGAATCTGAAAGGTTTTCAGTAACAACATAATCGTCAACGAATGTAAAAATTCCCTTACTGCCACTCAAACTAAATTGAATATGTCCTTCATCAAGACGATCTTTGAACTTATTTGTGGAAAATGATATAACATAAATGTTAGACGACGTTATCGTATTAGAAGCAGATGAAGTTGCAAATGAAAATTCAGTTGTATTTGATGACAATAGAATATTCTTATATTGAGAATATATTACTTTGCTAGGATATGCTTTTACCGTGCTTACATCTACAGCGGAACTTCCACTTCCATATAAATTTCCAAACGCCACCGAAAAATATGGTTCGCCTGCATAATAAACATCATTATAATACAACCCATTTTTCAAATCATTGATGTTAGAACCGCTTGCGACAAGCTGATATGGGTTTGTATAAAATGAAGATTGTAGAGCACTTATATTTCCATTGCCCCATAAAGGTGAAGATACTCTGGAAATCTTTCCAGTAATTATATCAGTTGTTTCAAATTGTTTGAATGTCATAAATTAAACGGTTACAGTTACTGGAATTGTGATACTACCGCCGCTTTCATTACCTATTATAGTCAAATTTGCAGTTGTAGTTTCGGCAATACCTGGATTTGGTAAAAACTTAAATTGCAATCCTATTACCACTTGAGAAGTTTCACTTGAAACTCCGGTAAAAGATGTCACCGTATTAGATACCGTATTTGCAGTAACGTTTACGGTAGGAACGATTGTTCCAAGGTTCTTATTTGATAGAATTGCCGTATAACCAACTGTTGTATTATAAACAGGAGTAGTGCTTGGTGAAATAATTGAATCTCCTGTGAATGTATTACGAACATTGATGTTAGTAATATTCAAGGAAATAATAGGAATAGTAGTAATACCTAAATTTAGGGTTACTAACTTATATTTCATTAGTTGGGTCTCATCAAAAAACGCTTCTAAAATTGGTGTTTTTCTTATGGCAAAATCATTAAAATTAGAACCCTCAGGATGATTTGGATCATATAAACTATAATCAATTTCATCGTCAGCCAATGCAAAGGATGTTATGTTAAGATTGCCATTTTGAGCCAACAATTCTCTTCCTTTTTTAGTTAATGTGGCGTCCACTATGATTGTTTTGTTGTCTAAATATGCCATATGTTATATAAATAGTGTAGAATTCCAGTTTTTATTATTTTATATATTGAAAATACTTTGACTTAAAGATAAACTTTGAGTTAAAATTGGAGAATAAGATAAAGAACTTGTCGTAGTAGATGAAGTTATCTCATAAGAACTGATGATAGTAGTCAAGTCGGTATTACGAGATTTTACATATATTCTGTCTAAATAAACATTTCCAATTCCCAATGTAGTTTTACTTATAGTAACTGTATTATCATTGGTGTCTTTAAATGAATCGTCATTAAAATATAAAGGTTTATCGTTCAAATAGATTTGAAACTTTGAAAACGGATTATTTTTATAAATATAGTGTTGGAAAGGCAATACATTTGTTATTTGTAAATTAGAATCTTTTAATGGAATATATTGACTTCCAATTTGTGTAAGATCATTAGAACTTGATACGGGAAATATCTTTTCTAATTTGAATTCTATAGGATTTGAAACCTTATCATTGCTATATATGTATTGAATTTCTTCAGATTTTACCAAATAACACATCTGTTTTTGTTCATAATCATAAAACGGTTTGTTATCCGGAACATATTGGCTCAAATAACTTATATTGTCATCTGAGGATATATATCCGTTGTTAAAATTATATTGTTTAATTTCATTTCTACTATCATTTACTTCCAATATAGGAGAATAATCATCTGTAGATGTAATTTGACTATCAACATTATCATATAAGCTTATAGAACCGTTATAAGACGTAAGTTCTTCTTTGGATGCAAATCCAGTAGAAAATTTTGGTCTTTCTAAAACCGAAGGTTCTACTAAAATACCACCCAAAAATTTTGTTCTTGCCGGAATGATATTTCTAATTACATCAAATATGGAATTATCGATGTAATTTTTGTATAATGTTATAAATTCTTGATATAAAACTTGTTCACCGTCAAATTTATAATAATTCTCTCTGAGAGTGTTTAGATCCTTATATGAACTTTGATTTAAATTTCCAGGATCAGCAATCGAATCCATCACATTCAAATCGCCATAAAAGTTTAAAATATCATCATCTTTTGACTTGAATGGTGAAATATAAACTCCCAAAATGTTTGAATCCGGAGACATTACATTCAAATTTGTCGCTACACTTTGAACGGGAGAAGGTGCAGTTGTTAATTCTTGTTCAATTCTACGGATTTTATTGTTTTTTAATTTATTTGGACCGTATTGTGATAGTATTATGCTTTGTGGCAATTCAATTACTTCAAATTGATATGGGTATACCGATTGAGAATAGAAAGTGCAAGAGTTTGACTGTGTTACGGAATTGTAGGTAAAATTATAAGCATACCCATTTTGAGTTTCGTTGCGTTTAGTTTCTGGGAAGTCTGGATAAATTGGAACTACTGCAGAAGAACTTTGTAAATTTACAGGATAATCATAACTATACTTGAAATTTAAGTAGTCCCAAGTCTTATCAATGTTTTCATTTCCATAAAAACCGTAATTTCTACAATATTCTGTAAAATCATAATCGGATATTGGGTTTTGAATAAGTTGTATTTTATCTAATAACCCTGTAAAAATATTAGAACTATTGTAATTTCCAAAACTTATAAACTCTTTACTAGAAAATAGTTCGTTATAGGTTCTGGTTAATACAATGCTTGATGAATGCGCAAACGTTTCTCTATCTGAATCATATGATTTAACAACTAAATCATATTTTGTAGGAACATAATTCTCATCATTGGATGAATCGAGCAACGACGATGTTTCATTTCTTCTTAATAGAACATTGAAGAAAGAATCGTTGTTAAAAATTGGAACACTAGTAATTGATGTAGATTTATCTTGTATCTGAAATACAACATCTCCGTATTTATCTACCTTTCCTTTTTTAAGGTATATTTTCCAAGTATTAGATCCTTTATTAACCAATTCAACAACATTATTTGTCAAATAATTTTTGTTTAACTTGAATGTAAATTCTAAAGATTTAGAACCTGAATATGGAATCGATAAATATTCATTGTTCGAATTAAATTTAGTAAAATAATATTTTGCATCATACAAGTATGATGTCTTTTTATTTTTAAATATATCATTGCTTCCGAATTCTCTTACAGTTAAAATGTTTAATGGTATTCCGTGACATGACAAAATTAAGTTTATACATTCTTGGGTTCCTTTTGTTTTATAAATTTGAGGAAGCGTATCAAGAATTCTTTTCCAGATAGATTCGGTTTTATCCTTGTATGATACTGTATTTGAAATATAAGATACAATCTCACTCTTGTTTGCGAAATCGGTAGAAGTATCCCAACCGAAAGTTTTTAACATGTAATATACAAAATCACTAATATAAGTGTCGCTTGATTCCGTATTATTCAATATAGGGAAAGATTTTATATACTGGTATATATTATCGAAATGGTGTCCCGTCATTGACAAAAATAACAAATAATCCGAGTTATTTTCATCATTCTTTATATTCTCAGGAGTGTTATTTACTAAACTGTCTATATTTTCTATATCGTATTCTTCTGCTGTCAATATATAATTATAGTAGTTTGAATTAGGATCTTTTAAACTTCCTTCTATAAGAGATTGATTGTTATACAAATACGATTCATAACCATCAAATGAATTTAAAGTTTCGTTAATTTTATCATTATTCTTTTCGATTTGAGACGAATAAGAAGATGAAATTACAATGTTAGATGCGAATGATGCAGATACCGATAATTCTGATATACTTCCGCTCAAGGAAGTTATTAACTCCAATTTGTTTTTGAACACTTTAGTTCTTATTGCGGCGGATGAAAATACCACAAATTCTGAAAAATTAGAATAGTCTACATTTAAAGTATTTAATTTTTTAATTACATTGATTTCCGATAAATCTCTATTCGATACATTGTCGCCTAAAGAAGAAACATTGTTTATCTTGTTTTTCTCGGCATTCTTCATCGGAATTGAAAAATCAGGACCCGATATCTTGAAATTTCGTGTGATTGTCTTATTAATTAATATTACATTTTGAACGATTGGTGCAATACTAACATTTGAAATCCAACATCTAGTTTTTACATCAAAGTCGCTTGGAAGAGGAGAGTCAAGTTTTATGTATAGTTCAATTTGTTGTTCGTCCGTTTCATTTTCATTTGAATACGAATGATCTATGAATCTTACAAGTATACCATCGCCAAAGTTTAAAGCGTTTTTGTAATATGAATAGAATTTATTTATATACGTATTTTGAACAAGATTTACAACTTGTTTTACAAATAAGTCGTATACTATAGCAGAAATGGTTTGTAAATTTACAACTAAATCAGAGTTGAAAAAATTTATAATTAATAATTGATTTAAATATTCTTTTTCAACAATATATTTTATTTGTTGATATAACTCATCAAATGTTACGATATTCTTAGAATATGTATACATCCAGTATTTAATATAATTATTTACTCCGAACAAATCTTTAAACATGATTTGATTTAAAAGATTTAACTGAACGCTTTTTGCACCATTATAAACTGAGTTTATAAACAATATAGCCTCATCGTCGGATTTGAATCCGAATGAATTTTTAAAATAATTTATTTCATTAGGAAATCTTGATGTGAATAACTTATAGTTATTTTCGCAATTGAAATTTTGTGTTCCTGTAGAAATTAATTCCAAAACATCTTCAATTAAAACAAGTTTTCTTGTGAAAGATTCGTATGCTAAGTTCTGATAAAATATATTATTATCATTTGAACGTTTTGCAAATGATGGAATAAGTTTTAATTCGGTTCTTGAAGGTGAAATTTCTGAAATTATAAGTGGATAGTCTCGATTTCCAGCAACGTTTCTTAAAAAATTATAAGAAACTACATGTTGACCATCAAAAATATTTGACGAAGAAAGATCTGATTGAACATCGACCAAAATATTATTTTGGTATTTAATATAATTGGTTTGAACCTGTCTGTAATTATATGTTATTGAGTTTCGATCAACGTCTTTATAAACTCCTACTTGCGACAAATATTTTATAGAAGACGTATTATAATTCCACGAATTTTGTTCTCCAATTGTATTATAAGATGAAAACTCAACAACGTCTCTATCAGACTTTCCAAAGAATAGTTCAGGAGAATTAGTATTTTGATCATAATTTATAACATCCGTTTCATTAAAATATGAAGCGGTATTAAAACTAGATGTAAAATTACTTATATATGGGTATGGAAATGTCATATTACGATGGAGGAGTTAATTGAGATACTATAGTATTAAGTTTAGTATTTGCATCATCTCTCTCAGCTTTTAATTGCAAAATTGCATATTCTAATTCTGCAAGAGCTTCTGGAGTTATTGTTATTCCATTGCTTGAAATATTCAAACTTCCACTTGCACGAAGTATAGATTCTACGAAATTAGTTGAAGTATTCACGTTTGTATCGATTGGAACAGTAATTGTAGGAACAAATTCATTAAATTGAACTTCAGTAATGGATTGTATTTTATTTATGTTATAATAATAATCGTATAATCCTACGTTCAAATATTTGGTTTCAAAACTAGGATTGTTATCATCAATTACAAAATTCCCAACGCTATCTAATTTATAGGTATAGGTTCCATTTTGGATAAATTGATTTAACTGTTCTTGATACATAATCATCTCGTTATAGTAAATATATTACCGTTGTCAAAAATTTTAGTTTCGCCATCTATTACTGTCTTTATCAACAATCTATAATATCTTTCAACTGGTAAAGTTGTAGTATCAAGATTAAAATAATGAATCGATCCGTCACAACTTAACTTAGTATACTCGTCAAAATCCATTATCATATTTTCACTGTTGTTATCTTTGATCGCAAAATAAGTTTCAGATGGCAACAAACTTGAACTCAAATATTGAGACTGTTGATATCCTTTGACAAAATTCTTTAATGGAGACTTTTCTCTTGCAAATACATTTATTCTTACTACTGATCCAAATTTGTATGTTCTATTTAAGTTCTTAACAACCACGGTATATGGATTGAAAGTATTTAACGGAACTAGATTACCAGTTATGTATTCACTATCGTCGTATGCAATATCCAAATATGGAGAATAAATGGTATTGCTTTCTTTACTAAAGAATTTTATTGTCCCATTAACATTATCTGCATCAGATAATTCTAAAGACGAAAGTAAAATAATTCCCTCGTTAGGGACGCATCCACATATCCATCCCTTTACAATATCAGTTACGTCAATATTAACATCAGATGTCTCATAATTAAACTGTTCTGAACAAATTAATGAACTTCCTGTCACCAAATTACAGAATTTCGGAGCAAATTTTTGAATCAAACTTTGTGAAACTTGTAAACGAGTTGATTCTTTTATATTATCAATTTTAGAATTAATACAACTCATCAAACTTGCAGAGAAGTAAGTCAATACACTTGATGAAAATGACGTTTGATATACATTTAACGATGTTGATAGTAATGATGAAGATACACTTGAACTCAAATATCCAATATATGATTGATTCATCAAACTTGATGATATACTAGAACTTTGATATTCAGAAGAACAACTACATTCGGTTGAATTAAACGTTAAACAATCAGATGAAACAGAGGATACTAAACTATTATAGTAATTGTTATATGTATTATACAATGATGATGCAGATACACTTGATGATATACTTGCAGTTACCAAATTATTAATTGCAGTGTATAATTCAGAATATATTGTTGAATGAGATATACTGCTAGATAATACAGAAATATATTGACATCTTTGATTTGTATAATTTACTAAAGATGCGGATGATTCTAATACCGATTGTATACTTGATGATAAACAAGATAAAAAGGCAGTGCTTGATGTATAAGCATAATTATATACACTTGCAGTTCCATACAAAGATGTCAATGAAGAGGACACACTTTGAGAAGTTTGATAATATGAAGATGATGCAAAATTAAATAGAAGACTATAATTTTCAGACGCAACCGAACTTGAATCCGAACAAGATGTCAATATAGAATTGAGACAATCTGAAAGAGAACTGCTAAAACTTGAAGTTAAATTAGTATTTAAACTAGAAGAGTATTGACTTTCAAATGTAGGAGTAGAACTTGCAGTATTATAAAACGATGTTTTTATACTTGAAGTAGGCGTAGTATAAGTATTTGGGACCGAATAAAACCAAGTTCCACCTTCATTTTGAAATGACGCAGATGCAGATGCAGAATCTATCAAGTAATTACTTGAAGTTCCATAATAACCAACTGAGCCGGTTCCATACCAATATAGTCCTGATGTTACAGATTCGTTTCTATAATTCCAACTTACACCTATACTATCACCGCCTGTTGCATATCTTCCAATACCCATTTCCCAACTTTGACTGATTGGATATGCATAAACTGTATAATTTAATGGAATCTCATCAACTTGAGTTGCTTTAAGTTTTAAATAAAACTTGATATCATCGGTATTTATATCTCCAGTTATTATAGATGAAGAAATTTTAGATAAATCAAATTTTAAAAGTATTCTACTTAAATCAGGATTGTTTATGTAACTATAATATGGTTGATAAACATCAGCACTTCCGCTTAGTTGACCATTTATAGATCCATTAAATTTATATAAAGTTCCGCTCGCATAACAAATGGAACCTGTAAATGAAGATGTTAAACTTCCAGTTACTGTTCCTGAAAAATGACCACTTGCATTTGAAAAATTTGTTAATGTAATGGGTCCGCCATTATAAGAACCTGATAATCCTCCATTAAACATCGAAGCACTAAAGTCCGCAGATTTTGATACATATAATAGAGCATAACTATCACCACCATAGATATTACCTATCACAGATCCGGAGTAATTAACGAATGATTGACTGTAATTTCCTGTAATAGATATGCGAGTATAATTGTTTAATACTCTAGTAAGTTGAGGAATAGACTTCAACTCTAGAATTTCATCAATTCCAAAGTTTTTATTCTTATACGAACTTTCGTTGTTGATATACGTATCTTTTTCTGGATATAAGAATATATGCATATTAATTTACATTTCCTATTATGTCTATATCTGGATATTTGACCTCAAACACACATGGGTCCAATGAAGGATATATTATTTTATTCTTTGTTGCGGCATTGATGTCATATTGATGTGGAGAATAATTTCCATCTTCGGATGTTAAATTATAAACACTCAATTGTGCTAGAGATTGAACACCTTCAACTCTTGCGATTTCTAATTCTAATTGACTTAAATTAATTGGTTGGGAAAATCCCCATTTATCAATATCAAAAAACTCCTTGACTTTCTGATTACAGTAATTTAAAACATCTCGTTTGTTATAATTGTTATAAATTACAATGTTATACTTGACACCGACATTAATTATGTATCCGTCAATTATATTAATTCCGTCAGTGAGTAATCTGTATTTTGATAAGTATTGTTTTAAATTATAAGATAAAACATCATTTATCGGAGTTAAATGTTTTTGAGAATCGTATGATAACACATACAAATTAATGGAGAATGGATTACTTATATCGTAATTAATCTTTCTAAAATAATTTTCGATATCATTTGTAACTCCCGTTGCATTATTGTTGTAATCTACAAACCCACTAACATTTTTTTGTAAATTAAAATTTAAATCTGTATCAGATTTTACGTATGCCTTTGCTACACTTCCAAATCTGGAAGGCATGGATAATGATCTAAGAACATAATCATCTTTAGTAACTGCTCTGTTTTGAGAAACAAATGTTGATGTTGCATTTTGACGTATTTCTTCAACACTTTCACTATCCTTCCCACCAGTCGCTGCGATATAGTTATTAACTCTTAATGATTGCACCATCGTGTTAAATAAGTTTTGTTCGACTGGATTTAACGATGTAGAATCGTTTAACAATTCATAAGATTGTATTCTTATGATTTCATTTACATTACAGTTAGACAATAATCCTCCACCAACGATGTAGTTTATTGTTAAAACTGTATTTGAAGGTGATACACCATACGTATTTGTTTTTAAAAAATTGCTACTATCAAGTGAAATATCAATGTTTTCAATATTAGACAATCCTATTCCAATAACATTTGAATTTGGATATACAATTTCATCTGAATTATTATCAATATTTGCACCAAACTCTAAATATGTTATGTTATTAGCCGTAATATTACGTGTAAATTTCTTAGAAGTCTTCAAAGACTTCATAATCTTAGGAACTTCTGTTTTATATATATAAAAACTTCCATCATTCGTCTCTATATTATCAATTTCAGTAAAAATTACGTCTTGTGCCAAATAATCGACTTCATACCACTTGTTATTTTCAGAATCTCTTACATCAATAATTTCCAAAACATCAGTTTCATCAAATTCTACTTTATAAAACGGAGTAGCACTTCCAACGGAAACAGTTTTTGTAACTATTCTACCCGCAAACGCTTTTGCGGTTTTTCGTATTAAGAAAAATTGAGGGACGCCAAGAGAATCTCTTGAATATACTGAAACTTCTCTTGGAGAAAACTTCGTATCGACTGAAAAATCTACTGGGTCACTTATAAGATATGATTGTCCAGATATATTTTCGAGTTGCATGTATTGCCGTAATGACAAAGCATACTTATCGTCTGGAATATAGTTTCCATCACTATCAATCTTGGACGGAACCAATTGAAACAATTCTATTTCAGTTACCGCAGACTTTGCCGCGTATGGTTTATAACCCAAATATTTAGCTAGGGTTAAAACATTCTTCCTTTCCTCTGCAAATGGAAGTAAACTTTCCTTGAATTGATAATCAATATAGTAGGATAAAACATCGCCTACATACGCTGCCTGTTCAATAAACATTGTTCCAGGTGAAGCATCACTAAAATCTTGATAACTTCTTGGATAATAATTTTTAGCAAAATCAATCAAACCTTGCTTAAAGGAATTAAAATCCCTATTAAGATATCTGACATCTTTGTTTAGTGGTTGAAATGATTTTTGTATAATCTCTGGCATAAAAATTATATATTATTAGTAGTTACAAAAGAGAAACTACTGGTTTGTTTGTTAAATGTAAATTGCACGTTCACCCTTATTATATAATTATTGGTATCATTGTCTTTTTGTGCGGAAGAAATGTCTAAAAACACTTGATTTACAAAAACATTTGGAAACCACGTCTGAATATCTTCTTTAATTATATTTTTTAAGATATCTTCAAAATCATCGGTTCGTTGTTCGAATAGAAAATTATACAATCTAGTTCCAAATTCTGGATTAAATCTTCGTTCAGATGGTCTTGTTAGGAAAAAGTTAAGCAAATTAGAACGTATTTGAGTGAGTGAATCATATGATTGTTGAAAATACCCACTGTTACCACGCTCTATTGGCAATGTTAATCCTATTGTAGAGTTTGCCATAAATTATTGAGATTGAACCATTCCTGTAGGTATATTACCCGATTTTTTCTTATTATCGACCGCTTTCATTAATTTTCTATAATCTCGGTTCATTACATTCAATACCTTTGACTGTTCCTCATTTACCACTGACGTAGGTGTGGGTGTATCAATATTAATAGATTCATTCAAAGGTTGAGAATTTAATATGCTTGAATATCCAACGAAAGATCCTTCTTGAGGAACACCCCCAGTAGTTTCATTCAAAATTTGATTTAACATCTCATTATTTGTATACTTTTTATATTGTTTTTGAGGTGCGGGTTGTTTAACCTTCTCAGAAATAGGTTCTTTTTCTATTTTTTGGGTCGGTTCTACCTTTACGTTATTAGACAATACTTCAGTCAATATTTTTGGAATCATTGTAGGTAAAACTACCTTCAATTCCTCTTGGATAATTGATCTTACGATGGATTTAAATTCTTCTGTTTTCATATACTATAATTATCAAATAAAATTCGAATATTCATTAACTTATTAATGAGGTTGGATTAGAAGCGGCATTTGTGACAGATCCGGCTACATTACCTAAATTTTGAGTTGATGGTAATTGATTGCATGGAAGTGTAAAAAATGGTGGTTTTGGTATTTCCGGCAGATTAGGTAACATATCTTTAATATTGGGTAACGTAATTGGTTCGTTCAACCACAATTTAACCTTTTCTTTATAACCAGGAAAAGGATTTAATGCTGATAATGTAGGAACTTCAGGTATTTTGATAGATGGAAGTGATGTTAGATTAGATGATGGTAAATTCAAAGACGGAACTTGTGGCAATGACGGAATACCAGGTGCCGTTGGAATAAATTGAGTTATTCTATCTGTCAATTCTTGTTTACTTGGTAATTGAGGTAGTGGAATATCAGGTAGTGGAGGCATCGGTAATTTATCAAGTGATGACAAAGGAAAAGTTGTGCAATCAATTTGTGCCTTTTCATATTTCAATCCGGCAACGTTTTTAAGAGGTTCCGTTTTATTTATACTTGAGACCGTATTAGTTATAGATCCATTCGCTTTATTTGATATTCCAGATAAAGGGTTTGATGTCAGTGATGGTGGAGATGGAAGTGAGATAGACATATATTTATATATAATTTACTCAAAATTTATTAAATTATTTCCCTCCGTAGGTTGGGTCTGATTTAAAATAGATTCCATAGTCATAATATTTTTTGTAAATTTATCACTTAAATCAGCAGGATTTTCACGACGAACATTACTAAATGGTGTAGATTTATATCCGCCAGGAACTCCTTCTCCATTATACGGATTTATATTAGTTTTGGAAACTAAAGAAGAATATACACCAGGAGCATAACCACCACCTGTTAAAAATACACGTTTACTTAAAATGATGCCTAAAGAATCTCTTATTTCTCTTAATTTTACTTGATCTCCCGATTTTTCAACATTACTTGGAACTGCATTCAATGTGCTTACCGGAGTTGCATTCAAAGTAGGGTCTAATCCAATGGTTTTTGTAAGATCCAATGGAGATGGATTTGCTATGCTAGTTAAAGCCGCCATAGTTCCATCATCTGCTATTCCTGTAGATATTCCTTCCTCTGTAAAAGGAGGAACATTTGGTCCTGTCGGTCCACCACCAGAACCGCCATCTGGATGAATGTGTGGGTCAGGATGAATATGTGGATTTGGATGAATATGCGGATGTGGGTGGGTGTGATTCATTCCATGAGTATGATCCAACAACCAATTACATAAATCATATAACCAATCAACTAATCTTTGTCCCAAAACTGCGGGTTCATTTGTTTGATCATATTCTCCCAGATATATTACTGGAGAATTTAACACAGTTTTTGTATTTGAAGTAATAACAATTTGATTATCAGCATCAACTGTAAATTCATCATCCGTAGTTACCGCATATCTTTTTTTACTGAAATGAAATGTTTCGCCTGCTTTACTGCTGAATATTAATCTATCACTATTTACAACAATTTGATCCCCAGTCAATTTTGGATATTTAAACAAAGAACAACCTGTAGGAGAAAATTGTTTTATTTCTTCGTTTCCTTCTTCAAATATTTTCTTTTTGACAGTTGGTATAAATGGAGATTGTGTCAATCCAGAAGTAATGTGGATTGAAGAACCATCGTTATTAACATCTTCTGTTACAAAACCTCCTGGATTAGCTTCCGTCGGAGTATTTTTAATTGGTCTCTGACGGTTTCTAATTAAGATCATTGGATTCCCACCACCCGCTGGTTTATTTGTATACGGATTTTTTATTTCGTTATAATAATCTTTATATTCTTTTGCACCTGTATCGTTATTTCTATTAGAATCATATGCAGAAAATCTTATTGATTGACCAAATCTACTTTCTAATACCGTATCACCTTCATATTTTTTAATACTTCTTACATTTTTGTTTGCTAAAAAATATCTTCCCAAAGCTCCTTTATCATCGTTTCCCGCATATTCCATGGAAATTAAAACTGATTCCGGACCTTGATATGGTTTTAATTTTTCATTCGGGTTTGTTCTTTTTTCAACGTTTTTGTTATTGGGACCGGCGGTTCTTTCCTTTGAAAAATCAGCGGAATTATTTATAAATCCATTTAGAATATTTAATTTTCTAGTATAATATAACGTTTTAAAATATCTCCCAACGATTACTGTTTCATTTACTAATGGATATTCTATTATTCCAGTATCTTCCATCGGAATTGCCCAGTCATTAATGTCATCTTTATTAACTTTATAGGATGAAAATAATGGTCGGACCAAAACACGACCTATCCAAGAATAGTCAATCGCATTTTCAGCTAATTTACCTTCGGTATTTTCTGGAACTGATGTATAATCTAATTTTACCGTTTTTGTTTTAAAAATCGGATGGTTCTCATCTAAGATTACGTCTAAAACAACGGCAGGCTCCAGTTCATAGAAGTATTTGTTTTCGTCAATATAAGACATAATTATTTCTTGGTAAATTCAATTGGGGTATTTAATTCTTTAGTTATTTTTTCAGCTTCTTCCATCAATTGTTTGCGTTCATCGTCTGAAAGTGCAAATCCCGATTCACCTTCTCCATTTTGATTTGTAGAACTTACTAAACGTTGAACGATTGCTGCAAGTTTTATCAACTGTTCATCATTGCGAACACCTACATCTAAATAATCTTTAATTAACGGCACAATGACTATCGCATCATTGGCCGTTTTTATCATACTACGAAGGTCGGAAATCAAAATATCTATTTGATTTCGTTTGTCATCTGAATTGACAACAATATCTTTAAGTACAGAAGAATATTTCTTACCTTTATATAATTCAAAATCTAAATCCATATACATATATATATGGATTATTGAAGATTTATTTAGTATAAATTGGACTGTAAAGACCCTTTGTTTAGATATGCCTTTGTTATAATATTTTGATAGTGTTTCATTTTATTTATAACCTTGGTTATCTGTTGTGTCTTACATGAACTTATTTCACGAATATAAAGATATAATGACTTTTTATTGAACGAATCGATTCTTCCGCCATTTCTAAATAGTTCAATAACGGCATTCGCAATTCCTAAGTCTCGTTCTTTGGTAAAAATCTTATGTATATTTTTTTCCCAATAATCTATCATAAGAGCCATAAACTCAGACATTTCGGTATTTTTATGATATGCATCTTCTACTTGTAAACATACTGCAGATTCATCGGGAGTATCCGAGATATTTACATGTTGATTGAACTTCTTATAATTTCCGTTGTTGTGGAAAATTAAATAATTTTTGGCAACTATGCTGAAATAACTAAATGCTTTACCTTTACCCTTTTCAAATTTATGCATATTTGCTACCAAATGTGCAACCGTTTCTTTTTTGATCTCAGATGGACTATTATCAAAATAAGTAAATTTAAAGGTATTGAATATATTTTCAACCAATTTATCAAACGCATTTTTTATATGCATTTCATATATATTATTACGAATATTTTGATCTTCTTCTTCGTTATATAATATAATATATTTTTCGGTATCATCTGTAAAATACATTTTACTTACAGATGCCTTTCTTTTCTTTCTTTTTTTAACAGGAGCAACTTCTTCTGAAATCGTAACTTCCTTTTCAGGAACAGAAACTTTTGGTTTCTTTATGGGATTCTTTTTGAGAATTGTTTTAATTTTTACTTTCTTTTTTGTAGTTGGTTTTACTACTTTTTTAACCTTTTTTAGTTTCTTAATTTTTTTCATTCAGTCCTCTTGTTTAATTTTTCAATTAACTTTAGTATTTCAGAAAAAACAAAACCTACATCATCATCTTTTTGAAAAATTTGTCTATCATCAATTTTCTTTAACTGTTCTAATGTTGCACTTACATCATTTTTGTATTCCTCTATCCAATTAGATAGTGTTTCAACACGGTCATATAATCTATCCACTGACATGCTAAAATATACATTTACGCATATAGATACTGTTAATAGTATCGTCAAAACTATTATTGTCATAATTTATTCCTCGTCATCATCATAATCGGAATCATCTAAGTATTCCTCCAAATATGATATTGCTTCATCCACAAGTTCCCAATCTTCGGTTTTATATGAAGACTTTAATAAACTTAAAATTTCTTTAATATCTGCTTGGTCCATAATTATGCTGATATCTAAATATAGTATTCAATATGAGAAAATCAATAAAATTTTTAATTTTAATTTAAAAACTAAAATATCCCTTCAATCCGTCAGAGGATACATTTACTTCTTTTATTACTTCTTTCTCAACAGGAACTTCTTTAATCACCTCTTTGATAATCTCCTTTTCTACCGGCACTTCCTTCACTACTTCTTTCTCAACAGGAACTTCTTTAATCACTTCTTTTGTTATGGAAGTAACACCATTATTCGTATCGGCCTCGTTTGTTGTTTCTTTTTTAGGGGTAAAAACGAGTGTTGTATTATAAGCTAACAACAAACACACTGCTAGTGGATCAAATACCGAAATCAATGCGATGATGAACCATTTTACTACTTTTGTAAGTTCTACACCAAATTCATCCGCGATAAATTTGAAAGTTTGAATATCTTTCTTATTTCCATTTTGTATTTTTAATTCTGTAATTTGTTTATCGAATAATTGTAATTCATCTATATTTTTTTGAATCTTTTGGTTTTCTGATTCAATGTCTTTTTGATTTTGTTCTATGAAATCTGTAGTTTGTTGTTGTATCTGACGCAATTGTATTGGGTTTCTTGCAATTAATGAATTGGTCATACTTTCATTCAATCTGGATTCTTGACTGTTTCTCAAAGTGATTAGATTTTCAATTCTTTTCTTAGATGCATCAATTTTATCTTGAGAATATTTTTTCTGATCCATTATTAATGAAATTTTTTCCTCAGATATCTTGGTTTCTAACGCCGATTGTTGATACGCACCAGTTAAATAACCAAATATACCTGCACTGGTTATCATCATCAATACAATAACCGCCACAATCAAATATGTTTTTAAAAATAGTTGAGATTTTTGCCAGTATCTATATAGAAAGCTTGTTGCTACTAATTTACCTATCTCCAATGAACTTGCCATTATCATTGCTGCAATAGAAGAACCACTAAATAACATTCCAATTCCAATTATGCTAAAAAATGCTGCACAACTGGCAATGAATAATGACGACAAACCTACTATTTTTTCAAACGTGAATTGATATTTCATATTCATATATATGGCAAAAATAAAAAACCCTCCATTGTTTTGTAACAACAGAGGGTATTATATAAATATATAACCAATTACTTAATCGTAACTTTTCTTATTTCAGTCATCGCAGGTTTTACCTTATTGAGAGTAATTAATAAAATACCATTTTCAAAAGTTGCTGATACGGTATCTTTATCAATATTTTCCCCTAAAGTAAATGATCTACGAAAACTAGAACGTTTCAATTCTCGTCTAATATATTTTCCACCTTGAGAATCTGTAACATTTTTACTTTTACCTCCACTGACTGTAAGCACATTTTGTTCCACTTCAACATTTACATCTTGTTTACTTAAACCTGGAACTTCGGCTTCTATAACAACTTTATCACTGTAATCAATAACGTCTACTCTTGGATAAGACCCCTTTTCAAAAAAGTCTACACCAAATTCTTGGCTGAAATTAGGGACGTTTGCTTTAAAAAATTCATCGAAAATTTGATCAAATGGAGTTAAAAACTCATCACGATGAACTGCACGAAATAACGGATTAGTTTGATATTTTACTACTGACATATATTTTCCTTTCTTAAATGGTCTATTTTAGACCCATTTTCATGTATTCCTTTTGGGACATACAAGAATAATCGTTTTGATTATCTAATTTATATATATCAACAAAATTAAAAACTTTCAATTTTTTTATTGCCATTCGATAATAACTTGTCCATGCGATCCGCTTCCTCCATTTATTGAAGTTAATGAATAGAATGAACTTGCACCGCCACCCCCACCGCCTGGGAAATCTCCGTTATTGCCGAACCAAGAAGATGTTATTACTCCGGATGAAGAAATACTAGTGTTAAATAATCCACCAGCTCCACCAAAATAACATGCTCCGCCAGCTGAACCGGATACTACTGTTGATGTATATCCATCCTCACCACTTACAATTACACTACCTGAAGAAAGCGATCCTTTGCCGCCTGATCCACTGTTTGGTGTAGTTACCCCGCCACCGGCACCGTATCCACCGTCGGCAAGAACTATAATAGTGCTCGATGTCAAATATACATATGAATCTCCACCATCAATTCCACCACTTCCGAATGAAGCTGGGTTTCCTAAAGAACCTGTTCCTCCAGAACCTCCTCTTCCTACAATTACGGTTAGAATGTCAGATGATGCAGTTGGTAATAGATAGTAAGATTGTGCATATGCACCACCGCCTCCGCCTGATCCTCCTACGGAAGTTCCATAAGAAGTGGCACCACCGCCACCACCGCCAGCACCAATTGCGGTAATTCTAAGTAATAGAGAACCAGTTGTAGGTTGAGCCGAATATGGATCAAAATTACCTTTAAATCTAAAAGTATGTGTTCCAGGAGAAGAATATGAAACTTTTCTTGTTGGTGTAAAACTTAAAATACTAGAAGTCAATGAATAACTTGAAGATATCGAATTGTTAGACAATTGAGTAAGACTGCTAGTATATGCATATAAAGAATTAGTAGAATAATCTGATGTATCAGATTTTAATGCATGTGATGAAGATTCGTTATAACTTGCAGTTATCGAAAACGAAGATGATATTGATGTGTTGCTATAACTAGATGTTAATGAATAACTTGACGACGTGCTTTGATCTGAAACCAAAGATAAAGAAGATGATGTAGATGTAAAAGCGTAACTAGATGCATTACTATAACTAGACGTTAATGAATAACTTGATGATGGAGCAAACGCCGAACTTACAGCCGTTAGTGAAACTAGAGATACTGATGATGTTTCAGCAAATGTTGTCAATGAAGAATAACTACTACTTATAGAATTTAACGCATTAGTAGATAAACTTGAAGAATCTGAAAATATAGAAACAATCGAATACGAAGATGTGGAGATATTTGGCCAATTTAATGATAATGCAATTGAGGATACAGATGCCGTATTTGATGATTCTGATGATACGGAATATGAAGCAGTTGATGAGTTTGGATATTGTAATGATTCTGCCGATATCGCAATAGATGACGTTGAACTAAACCCAATAACATTGCCTGTTAATGATCCCGTTACATTTCCTATTAATTCTCCTGTCAATGATCCGCTAAAACTGCCCGTCGAAATATTAACGATTAAATCAGACACGGATGCTCTATATGTAGTAAGAGAACTACTCTGAACGAGTGGAAAAAAATCTTCTCCAATCACTTGTCCTGGATATTGTGATAAATCGCTGATCTTTGGCATAATATATTATATATATCTTTGAGTTATTAAAATAATTAACATTTACTTGATAATGTTGTAGGTGGTTTTTCATCAGAAGAACCAGTCACGTTTGCAGGAGAAGAAAATGCAGCAAATGAAAATACTGCATTTTTCATATATTGTAATGGACTCTGACTTTGAGATGACAAATATCTTGATTCTTCCCACGCACCGCCATCCCAGGGTGTTTTGGTATAAACGAGATTGTGAATATAAATGATGCCGGAAGTATTAGAACAATTGACTCCCCAACATGATATATTTTTATTTATCTCTATACAATTGGTAACTATATTGACATCTTGAGAATAATCTGATGGTAGACATCCGCCTAAAGGAGAACAATCGGCTTTAACTGTTATATATAAATTGGTTGGAACAACCTTATCGTAATTAACTACGATCATACACCCGGGAAAATCATCAGGTTCTGTAATAAGTGATATTTTGGAAATATTATACCATGTCAATGGCAATACATTAAAATTTTCATCTATTTTAAATGAACAGTGTGCAAAACAGTCATTTACATTTGATAATATTGATTTTGCACGAAATGTTTTTTCAGAATATAATGACTGTGGTGCAAAAGATGCTGTTGTGGATGTCTTTGAATTTAAACTTTGATATGAATATGACATCGTAGTAACGTTATTTGCATCTAATAAAATAGAATTATCTGCATATGAACTTTTATCACTATGAAACGAATGATAAATTGTGCCGTTATTATCTGAAGGAATTATATATCTTGCTTTGTTAGATATGCTTGATGTCAATGCATATGAAGATGTATCAGATGTTTGCGTATATTTGATATTCGAATTGTAAAAAACATAAGATGCGGTTGTTGAATAATCGGAATTGTTAACAAACGAAGATGTGTTAGAATAAATCGAATAATCAGTTACACTTGATGTCACTGAATTTATAGAATATGATGATGTTCCATTTTGAGAAGAATAATTCAAATGGTTAGTATACAAAGAATTACTACTAGTAATCGACAACGAAGACGAGTCTATCGAACCTGTAAAAACGCCATATAAAATTCCATTATATGATCCTGTTCTAAACGTATTGAAGACATTCGATGACGTAAATGAATAATTGGTAAATTCAGATATGCTTATGTTTTTAGTTTCGGGTTTTCCGTCACTACTAGTGACATCCGTTACTACAATTAAATCATCTCCTTGTATTAAGGATAAAAGTAATTTTTTTAAATTTGTAATTTGATACGGCATATAAAATTATAATTTTGCACATCCTTGTATTAAATTAGATGTCTTGACAGTTTCTGTAAATGGTATTTTATTTGGCGTCGGTTCTCCAATTGTATTTGCAAACATTACCACTGAAATATTTGATCCTATTAAAACACCATTATATGCATTTGTTGGGTCACCATCAGCTACAGTTCCTACTCTCAGTGCAATTCCAAATTTATCATTTCCAATTGGAAATCCATAAGATCTATAAAAAAACGAAGTAGGAGTATACATTGGAAATCCATTCAATGCGATCTCAGATAAAACAGTAGTGGATTGTAAATTGACACCATTATTAATTGATACAGGCGGAGTAAAATATGATCCTGTAAATACAATCATATTAGAAAATGTTTTTGCCATTCCTATACCTGGATCGGCAATATTTTTATATTGATTTACATTAAAATGATATTTGACATTAGGAACACCATCAACAACTGAACCGGATAATATTACATCAAAATTAATATATGCAAATATCGTATTGTCAGAATTTTCTGCGAATTTTGCATTCAGAGAATATTCTACATTCTTTATATAATCCGCAGAGTCTGAGTAATCTGATATTGACGATGATATTGCAAATGATGCAGTAGATAGATTTACTGAAACACCATTTACATTTAATGCAGGATCGATTTCATAATCAGACACGGATTTTTTGATGACGCCGTTATCTATTAATCCTTTGGCATAAGAAGAAGAAACTGAAAATTCCGATAATATAGAATTATAAATTTTTCCATTATATTTTCCGTCAAATATTAAATAATCTGCAGAATTTGAATATCCGGCTATTGAAGAATCGGAAGAAACATTTGTGGAATCGGAAGATTTATATATTAAAATATCTACATGAGATGAAGATATACTTGTATCTGAAAGAACAGAATATGAAGATGTTAAACCAAC